CATCCAGTACTTGGGCAGCGGCACGGGCGCTATGGCGCGTTCTGTAACTGCAAAGTTGGGTGATTTTGTGAGCGTGCTTGATTTTGGCGCGGACCCAACCGGCGTTGCCGATAGCACCACTGCAATTAATAACGCAATAATTGCATCTAGCGGAAAGGTGATTATTCCCGGAGGCACGTACAACGTCGCCGGAACAATTACAATAAGCAAACCTTGTCAGATTTTGGGAGATGGTGTTGGCGTAACTATTATTTCAACGTCGTCAGCAACCGCCAATGTTTTTGTGATGAATGCTGGCTATCAAATGATAGCTTCAATGACCTTTACATCGTCCGTTACGCGGACGGCTGGCGCTTACATTAGCATTACTGCAAATTGTTCAAATTCGCGAGTGCGCGATTTTTATATGAATTCTCCTTACATTGGGATTTTAGGAACAAATACCAATTCTATTTGGATCGACACGGGAACAATTTACAACACCGTTGCCAGTGGATTTGGCGTCCAATTAACGGGCGGCGGCAATGATATCTATCTAAATAAAATAACAATGTCGGGTTCGTCAATTGTCGCATCCGCGGGCATTAATCTTATTAATGTTGGCGCAGTTAATATCACCGACTGCGATATTATCAGGCACGGGTCTGATTTGTTGATAAACCCGGGTGCATCGCAAGTCGTGACATCAATTTATGTGGAAAACACGTATTTTGACACCGCGACCAATGGAATTGTTATTGCTCCAACAAATGCTGGCGGAACCGTTCAGGGTGTTCGTTTTGTGGGATGTTGGGCCTCTGCTCACACTAACGTGGGCGTTTATATTGGCAATGTTGGCTCAATTTTTGGTGTTGAATTTGTTTCGCTGTATGCGTTTTCAAACGCAGCAAATGGCATTGTTGTTTCTGGCGGGACCGATATTCGTTTTGTGGGGGGGGCTTCTTGCGGATCAACGTCTGGAAGCGGTGCATCGATTGCGGCCAACGTTTCGTTTTTCTCATTTATCGGAATGAGACTTGGAAATGGTTACGGCAAATCCGGGAGCGCGGGAAACGGGATTTTCATTGCGCCTGGCACAAGCGGTAATTTTTCCATTATTGGATGCGATTTGACCGGAAACACTGGTTCATCGTTGTCCGATGGCGGAACCGGAGGCGGGAAAAACATTTATGGAAACAACGGAATTGATCCCGGCGCAACGTCCAACATTTCCGTGACCGCATCTCCATTTACCTACACTGCGGGTGATAGGCCGGAAACCGTTTATATTAACGGCGGCACGGTTAGTTTGGTAACTGTGGACGGAGTGGGCGTTTTCCAATCTTCAAACGTAACCGTAAGATTGGGTGCGGGTAAATCTGTTGTTGTGACCTATTCTGTTTTGCCTGGCATGGCCAAAACAATTGAATAGTGTTTGTGAGGGAATCCGTGACCGACGCATACCGCAACCTTCATGACTTCAACGCCGCCGCGTGAGGATTAAACTATGTCCGTCTCTCTGCTCCCCAGCATCATCCCTGAGTTCCTGATCCAGGGCGTCCCGGCCTCTGGGGGGCTGCTGTATACCTATGCAGCGGGGACCACGACCAAGCTCGCGACCTATACGGATTCCACGGGATCCACTCCTCAGACAAACCCGATTGTCCTGAATGCCAGAGGGGAACCGCAGAACACGCTGGGTAACTCGGTGGGCCTCTGGCTGACCAACTCCACGGCTTACAAGTTCGTGTTGTCGCCTTCGACCGATACCGACCCGCCGACGAATGCCATCTGGACCATCGACAACATCACTGCCGGCCAGCTCACCGGGACCAGCTACACGGCCACTGGAACCAACGCCATTGCCCTGACGCCAGGATCAAACACGCCTACGCCTGTCGCCTATGCAAACTACAACACATACGTCTTCGCCGCTCCTGCGACCTCTACGGGTCCTGTGACGCTTCAGGTGGGATCGCTTGGATATCTCAACGCCTACATCAACGGCGTCCAAGCTACGACGGGACAGATCCAGTCCGGTGAGATCATCATCGCGGTCTACAACTCCGCTTTGAACTCCGGGGCTGGCGGCTTTGCGCTCTACTTGTCCATCAACCCGCAGCAGCTGCTCTATGGTGCCGATACGGGTGCAGCCAACGCCTACGTGGTCAATCCGACCAATGTGCTTTCCGCGTTGACCACCGGGCAAATCATCACTTTTATCGCTGCAAACGCCAACACTACGGCGGCCACGCTGAACGTGTCGGGCCTCGGGGCGAAGGCGATTGTTAACCAGGCGGGCGCTGCGCTGATTGCCAACCAGATCTTGGCCAACAGTACGTGCATCTGCGTTTACAACGGCACCAGCTGGGTGATGTCCAACACGGGATCCACCGGCTATCTTAATGCTCCGACGGTGACCAATGGCCTAACGGTGGACAGCTTTGCGGGTGCTGGTCTCGCAACCAATGCCCAAGCCAAGGCTTCCTCCGGTAGTGTGGTGCTGACGCCGTCCTCTATCGCGGGCAATGTCACCACGGGTTCCAACGGCTCCATATCACTGCCTGGCGGTTACATTGAAAAGTGGACCGCCGTATCGGGCAACATCAATACCAACGGCAGTTACACGTGGCCGGTCGCTTTCCCCACGGCCTGTGACAACGTGCAGATTTCGTTCACTGCCGCCTCGGTGTTTAGCCCCAGCTTGAATTACATCATCACTGTCAACTCTGCCTCTACCAGTGCTTCGCAGGTGGCGTGGTTCTGGCAGGTCAACGGCGGCACCAACGGTTCCGGTTCTGCTACCACCATCTACATTCGCGCACTGGGGCATTGATCATGACCGACTGGCAGGCAGCATTTGACGGCGCAGTGGCTCTGGTCTTTACCGGGATCGGCTGGTTTCTCGCCACGCTCTATCGGGACATGCGGTCTCTGGAACAGAACCTCACCGACTTGGTGCAGGAGCTTCCGAACACGTATGCCCGCCGGGATGACCTCAAGGACCTGATCTCCGAAGTCCGCGCCACGCTGCGTAGGATAGAGGACAAGCTTGACGGGAAACAGGACAAGTGACGACGCCGTTCCTCGTTGACGACATTGAGAACGAGGAAGGCCGGTTTCTCCACGCCTATCCCGATCCGCTGACGCATGCGGCCCCGTGGACGGTGGGTGTGGGGTTTACGGGGCCTGACATCGGACCCAATACGACGATGACCGACGCTCAGGTGGATGCTGAACTAGACCATCGGGTGGAGATGATCTGCGGCGAGCTAGATGCGAAAATCCCTTGGTGGCGCGATCTGTCTGATGTTCGCCAGGACGTGGTGGTCCAGATGGCTTACCAACTCGGTGTGGCGGGTTTGATGACCTTCACCCAGACGCTGGCTTGCCTACGAAGCGGGGACTGGTCTGGAGCGGCGGCGCATATGCTGGACTCTCGAGCAGCATGTCAGACGCCTGCCCGGTGGAAACGCCAAGCTAGGCAGATGCTGCTGAACGAGCGGGTGTGGTTGTAAATCAAGGGGTTGCGTGATATAGGGCGGGCAGAGGTGCATCATGCTTCAAGAAATGATTGACGCCGTTATCCGCCACGCCTTGACCGGCTTTGCTGGCGTACTCGTTGCCCATGGATATTCCACCAATGACCAGGCGCAGGCCGTGGTGGGTGGTGTCATGGCGCTGATTGGAATTTACCTGTCTTACAAACACAAGCAAGCCATGCTGAAGGGTCACTAATGTCGCTCACCTCGCAACTGCTCAAGAACCAGATCACCGCTGAAGACTTCGCCGTGAAGGCTGCGGCTGACGTGTACAAGGCCGTGCAATGGTTCCAGGTAATCCCCGGTGTGATCTCGGTGGAAACGTGGCTGCTGAACAAGCTGGAAGCCTACATTGCGGCATCTGCCGGCGGGCTGTTCGCGGTCAACGTGATTGATCTCCTCAAGACCGAGCTTGCCAAGCTCACGGCACCGCACAATCCCTGATGGGTACTCCGCCTCTCAACCTTGAGGCTGCTCGCGAAACCATGGAGCGAGTGGAGGTTGAGTTGCGGGCGGGATACCGACCCCGTGGCATGACGGGATCGGGCATGGGTGCCATAGCTGCGGCTGCTCAAAAGGCGGTCGCAGATGGGTTTGTGAAAACCACATCATCTTTTGAAACGCGGATCACCCGTTGCGCTGCGATGGGTCTGGAGCCGGATTGGACGCTCTACCGTCCGCAGAGATACCAGCAGCCGGTCCCGCGACAAGTCATCACACCAGCTGCACAGCCAGTGATATCAACGCCGGGACATGGATCCCGGCTTCTTGTTATTGGCGACCTCCATCAGAACCCTGGCCAGCCTCACAGGCTGGAAGTCCTCACCTGGATTGCTCGGTATGCTTCCAAGGAGAAGTTCGAACGCATCATCCAGGTCGGGGATTGGTCAAGCTGGGATAGCGTATTGGCACACGACCGCAACGACACCATGGCTGGCCGGCACAAGCCTTCCATCCGCCAAGACATGGAGAACCTCAAGCAGAGCCTGCAAGCGTGGCGGGCGGGGATAGCTTCGGACTATCGCCCCAAGCAGGACATCCTCTTAGGCAATCACGAATATCGCCTGGAGAGATGGTGCAACGCCAACCCTGAGACAGCGGAGAGTTTCACCGTTCAACGGGATGAACTCTTCACGCAGTTCGGGTGGCGTGTGCGGCCCTACGGGGAGCTGTTCTACGTCAATGGCGTGGGCTTTGTGCATCACCCGGTCAATGGCGCTGGACGGGCCTACGGAGGCGCTACAGGACCCCAGCGGGCAGCTAATCACACAACATGTCCAATTGTGTCAGGCCACACTCACCGCCGGCAGGTGCATGATGCTCCCAAGATCGGGCCAACTGATAGCATCAGCATGGTCGAGGTAGGGTGCGGGATGCCTTGGGGGGAGATTGAATCCTACGCCCAGCACTCAAGCACCGGCTGGTGGTGGGGTGTTGTGGACATGACGGTGGTTGATGGCACCATCACTGACGTTGCGTTTGTTTCGATGATTCGGCTTGCGCGAGAAAATAGCAGCCGCGCTTAGTTGCCTTCGGGCATCCTTCCCACCAGTACCAGCATGTGCCGGGGCCTGCGTTTGGATCTCGCGAGCATGCGCCTTTGATTTGTTCGGGGAACAGGCTCGGCTGGATCATGGCAAAGCCAAACGATTGTTGATTAAAAGTCCGCGTTTCTCGAACCGATAGCAAAGCCACGCATTGTAAATATCGTTGATTGTCGCGTTTTCGAGTTCTTCTTCAATGAGGAAATGATTGATGAGCCAATTAGGCGGCGTTACCGCAAATTTGTCAAAATCGTATCGGCCTTCAAATCGCTGATGCCAATCGCGGTGACATGTGACGCAAAGCAAAACGGTGTTTTCAACAACGTCTTTCCCACCGTCCGCCAAAGCCACAATGTGGTGCACTTGTATTCCTGTTTTGCCGTCGCAGCGCAGACATTGACGCGAGCCTTTACGCAATGCTGCAACTCTAACCGAGTTTGACCGGGCTTTTTTCATGCCGTCCGCCTGGCTATTTCACGCTCTAGGTACCACACAGCCTTCTTGAGATCCTCGACCGCATCGGCCTTCAGATCGCAGCGCCATATGTACTTTAGTGCATTGCCCAGGTTGAACCCCATGTGCTCGGTGATCTGGATGCATTCCACGCCAGACGGGAAGCGGTGTAGTGCGGTGGGTGGTTGATGAGATCGGTCACGGTTCACCTTCAAGGGCGGCGAGGATTGCGGCGTTCATGGCCTGATCAAATCGGTCATTGTGCGCATAGAATTTGGCTACAGCCCGCTCCACCGCCTCGGGGCTGGTCATGTGCTCACGGATCGCGGCGAGGATGGCGTCGGCGGTGATCTTGCTGCCAGCGTATGAGACGCCAAAATGATCTACCAGAATGTCTTGGATGGGCTCTCTAAGCGTCATGGCTCTTATCCTCCGTCTGGTCGTAGGCGTGGGCCACCATCCCGGCCTTGGTCTTGCGGACGCTGACGATCAGGTAAGGCGGCTTCAGTTGGGCCACCATGTAGCCGCACATTGCGTGATCCTTTTCGAGCATGTCCCGAACGCACTCCGTCACCTCGGACAGGTGGCGCGGCTCGCAGTTGATTGTGAACCTCATCCCTCACCCTCCGCAGCGTGGAAGCGGGGCGACGTGGTTCCGTGCTTCAGGATATTT